CGCTTTTTTCTCCCCATAGTTGTCCTAACTTGTTTGAGAGTTTTGGGACCCCTGAGTTTGATGAGTTATATTGCCGTTACGAACTGGATGAATCAATCCCCAAGCGAACAATCGGAGCTCAAGAACTAATCATGAACCTCCTTAAGGAGAGGGCAGAGACAGGTCGTATCTATATCATGAATATTGACCATTGTAATGAACATTCCTCCTTCAAGGACAAGGTAAGTATGAGTAATCTATGTCAAGAGATCACTCTACCTACAGAACCTATTCAACATATTGATTCTATAGATGGCGAGATTGCACTCTGTATTCTATCGGCTATCAATGTAGGTAAGATTGGTAGATTGGAGGAGTTAGAAGACCTCTGTGACCTATCTGTGAGGTCTCTAGAGGAGTTGATTGACTATCAAGATTATCCAGTGAGAGCAGCAGAGATTGCCACATTGGGTCGTAGATCCCTTGGAGTGGGGTTCATTGGTTTGGCACATTATCTTGCTAAGAATGGACATAATTACGACTCACAAGGGGCCTGGGATGCGGTACATAGACTTACCGAGTCATTCCAATATTATCTTTTGAAGTCATCAAATCAGATTGCAAAAGAAAAAGGTCCTTGTGCTGATTTCACATCCACAAAATACTCCGATGGAATTCTTCCTATTGATACATATAAGAACGACGTAGATGAAATCACACAGGTAGAATTAAAACATGATTGGGAATCTCTTAGGTCATCTATCTTGGAATTCGGACTTAGACACAGCACATTGTCCGCACAGATGCCATCGGAGAGCAGTTCCGTTGTGTCTAACGCAACCAATGGAATCGAACCACCAAGAGATTATCTGTCCATTAAGAAGTCAAAGAAAGGGCCTCTTAAACAAGTGGTTCCGTCTTATGGACATTTGAAAAATAACTACACTCTCCTATGGGAGATGCAGGGTAATGATGGATACATCAAGGTAGTTGCAGTAATGCAGAAGTTCTTTGATCAGGCCATCAGTGGAAACTGGAGTTATAATCCAACTCAGTATCCAGATAATGAAGTGCCTATTACTGTTATGGCACAGGATTTTCTTGCCACATACAAATATGGTTGGAAAACCTCATACTATCAGAATACTTATGATATGAAGAGTGACGACGTTGATGATGTAGAAGAAGTGAAACCACAATTAGAAAAACTATTCACAGAACTATCAGAGGAGCAAGAGTGTGACAGCTGCACCATCTAAAAAAGTAGAAAGAATGACTGTTTTTAACAAACAGCATGTCAATACAAAGACACAACCTATGTTTTTTGGAGCACCATTAGGTGTTCAAAGGTATGATGAATACAAGTATCCTGTATTTGATAAACTTACAACTCAGATGCTAGGATACTTTTGGAGACCAGAGGAAGTCTCCCTACAAAAGGATAGAGCAGACTATCAATCTCTAAGACCAGAACAGAAACACATCTTTACATCCAATCTAAAATACCAAATTCTTTTAGATTCTGTACAAGGTCGTGGGCCTGGAATGGCTTTTGCACCATACACAGCACTACCTGAGTTGGAAGGTGCTATGAATGTATGGCAATTCATGGAGATGATACACTCTAGATCCTATACATATATTATCAAGAACGTGTATCCAAACGCAGCAGAGGTCTTTGACACGATTCTAAATGATGAAAAGATTTTAAAGAGAGCTAACTCTGTAACAGCAGCATATGACGACTTTATAAATGATGCCCACGAGTGGGATCAAAGCAATCTGTGGAAAGACGGATGGCAAAGTACACAAGCAAAGGACTTAACATTACATGAACTCAAAAGAAAACTCTATCGAGCAATCGCAAATGTCAATATCTTGGAAGGAATTAGGTTCTATGTCTCCTTCGCATGCTCGTTTGCTTTTGGAGAACTTAAGCTTATGGAAGGATCGGCAAAAATCATTAGCCTTATCTCCAGAGACGAAAACCAACACCTAGTTTTAACACAACAGATTCTTAAAAAGTGGATGGATGGTGACGATCCTGAGATGAAAGAGATCGCAGAAGAAGAGAGAAATAATGTAATTGGTATGTTTAAAAATGCAGTTGAAGAGGAGAAAGAATGGGCTGAATACTTGTTCAGTGGTGGTTCTATGATAGGTCTGAATGACAAACTACTCAATCAATATGTTGAGTGGATTGCTAACAAGAGAATGAAAGCTCTTGGATTTGATCCTATTTACGATCAACCATTGAAGAACAATCCATTACCTTGGACACAACACTGGATCTCTTCTAAGGGATTACAGGTTGCACCACAGGAGACAGAGGTTGAATCTTATGTTGTTGGTGGTATAAAACAAGATATGAAGAAGAACGCCTTTAGCGGTTTTAAACTCTGATATATAGTAGGATACACTATATTTTACTATGGCAGAACCAAAGACTCCTCCCAAAGAGGAAAAGAAAGGCCTAATTGGTAAATTAAAAGAAGCTGCGGAAGACAAAGAAGAGCAGATGATGATCCTGAGTACATTTGTACGGCTAGGCATCTTGGTCTGGAGTGGTGCGATATTAACTCTCGCATACGTCGAATTGCCACCAGCTCTTAAAATACCAAAACAAGATCTTGATCCAACTTTCATAGCATCTGTCTTTACTGGCGTGCTAGCAACTTTCGGCGTTCAAGCTGGAAAGAGTAAGAGTAATGGTGGATCTAGTGGTGGTGCAAACATATCTAAAAAAGATATGGAGATTCTCATTGAAAAGGCATCTCAGACTGCCCCTGCACAGGTAGTTCGTATCGAACAGGCTCCTGTGAAAATTGTCCCTGATCAAAAATAATCATGTTACAGAAAATCGTAAATGGAATCGCTATTACTAGTGGTGTTATATCTCTCGCCGTCGTGGGTACTGTTGGTTATGTATTCATACGCAAGGATGCAATCATCGAGAACGTTAAAGGCAAGATAATGGAATCTGTTATGCCAGGCGGAATGAGTGGAATACTTGGAGAAGGAGCTGGTACTGGAGCTCTTGAAGGTTTAACTGGAGGTGGTCTAGGTTTACCATCGCCTTCCGACCCAACCCCTGCACCACCAACTTCAGTAGGATTACCTCCATTAGGTTAATGCTCAAGGTATGTAATGAGTGTGGTGCTACTTGGATTGATGGTCAATTATATTGGCGTGAATCAGGAAAAGAAGCCTGCCCTCATGACTTAGCAGGGTTGGTGTGTAACGCGATAGAAGATCCCGATTGCATAAATCCCTGCTTAGGTTCTACTAGTGGTGTAACATGGTTACATTACCAAAACGAACTTGAAAGATACAAGGATGATGAATGATGGACTTACAAAAAATGGCTACCTATGGAAGTGCAGCAGCAGTTGTTGGAACTGGTGCGATAGTAGGTGGTGGTGCCGTTGTTGATAATCTCACAGACGGGCCAGCGAAGAGACAAGAAGTACAACTAGAACAAATAAGAAAAGTAGTTAGAGAAGAGGTACGTTCCGCTTTGAAAGAGGCATGGCCAACAACTTCTGGCCCTGTCAAAGGTTTGAGGTTGATAGTTCCAAATGCCGACAAATAATATCCCAAACATCTATACTATTAATGGTGGACTGAAATACATCCATCCCCTTAATATTAGAGATGTTAATATTGTAACTATAAACAGACCTTGGATGGTAACTCCTCCACAGGCAATTCCTTGGACACCTCCTGTTACTGTGAACATAGGAGTTCCTATTGTAGATATGCCAGGATGTGTCAAGACTCATAAGGAGAACGCATCTAATCCAAGTAATAAAAGTAGTACTCTCGTAAATGATGACCCTAATCAGAATGTTGTTTTGTGTGACGGTGGTATGCCATATTATGACCCACCCGATTATCGTGCTAACGAGCTTACTTGGCAGACTGTTTATGGGGAACCAGAAGAACAGATTAGTGGTGTAGACACAGGTGAACCTTTAGGTCCTCCTGAGGCAGATACAACACCACCTAAAACTCCAAATGAAGAGAAAGAAGTTCCTTGTCCAGGCCCTGCAAACCTAAGAGTTGGTGACATAACTCAGGCTGGTGACGAGAGAGTGGTTGGCCATCAGTTGATACCTGATCCGAACAACCCTAAAGTGAATATTTGTGAGACATTATATGAACCTACTACTGCTGTTGAGAAATTTCTACCTTCTGTAAATCAGACCACCACCACAGTCGCAATCGCAGTTGTGGCTACGGCTGGTGCAGCTGCAACACCATTATTATTACGAGTTTTTAAACCTATAATTACAAAATTATGGAAGTCCCTACAGAAAAAACTCGGTAAAAAAGAGGCAAGACTCACTCGTCACGACATCATAGCGAATGAGTATCGTGCAAAGAGAGGATTACCTCCTGTTAAGCGTAAAAAGTAAAGTTTATATTACCAGAGACAATTAAACGTGCATCATCAGTTGGGATTGTCTCATGCCATACCCAAGATGGGAAACAAATTATATCTCCACTATTCTGTTTATCGGGAACTAATGTGTTTCCTGTAGTGTCAGTGAAACGAAAACATTTTTTCTTAGGCACATCTAGAAAATGAACCCAAGATATGTCAGAGGGAGTATGATTATGTTCTGCAATGTAATCACCCTTCTCATAATACTGTGACCAAAATTTGTATGTGTATGTTGACTTGTGAAACATACCAACACTTTTTACAATGCCTTCTACAATCATATTATATTGTTCATTGATAAAAGAAGTAGGATATATCTCCTGATTCTCCATGTGGAATGTTGTTTTATGATTATCAATCAGTTCAACTTCTGATAAGTTTTCTCTTAGTTTTTCTATAGAGTTATCAGAAACCTTAATGTTATCATAAAACCAATAAGGTGGTTTGTACATTAAGGGATAGATATTTCTTTTAGAACACTAGCGTCTGTGCTAACGTTTTTTGGTTTGTCCCACTCAGGTTGTGGTATTACATGTTCGTGCGGCAACAACTGTCCGCCAGGATTTGTAACTACTACGTCAGCACATACACTAAAGTATGGTGACTTGGGGTGGAACATGATGCCAGCCTTCTTAAGTTCACCACAGTTCTTAAGACGAGCCAATTCAAAGTCTAATCTCTTATTAGCAATCAATTGACCTTGCATATTATTCTGTAGTTGTGCTGCCTCCATACATTGCTTCTGTAACTTCTTATTCATAGGAATAGAAAGTGTAGCAGATAAACCAATATTCAATGATTGGTTTGCTGTCATATCAGTACGAACAGGTTTGTTCCATAAAACAGAGCCAGGATTATCTGGTCTGCCATCAGGTCCATCTACATCTACTGTAATCTCCATATCTTCGCCATCTGGGAACCATCTAGTTCCATCTGCCTTAGTCCTTGTGTCATACCATGACTCCCAAGGATAGTTTTTTACTGTAATAGTTTGTTGTGTTGTACGACCAGTGAAGTCAGTCATGTCGTACTGGGGTTCCAAATAACTGTCTACCCAAGGATCTTTTCTGGAATCTGCAAACTGAATATAAGGCGTGAAGTTCAATGTAGATCCTTGACATTGCACACCATTACCATAAGTATTAGTTATATACGGTCCCTGTAAAACTTGTATAGCTTGATTGGTAACACTGCCCGAGCTATTTGCTATTGGATTGGCTGTTGCACTCACACCCCCTACATTCTCCGCCAGTGTGGCAGGGGCAATCGCAAGGTTGGATAG